TAATTTCAATAAAGAGAGGTTCTTATGGCTAAAAGCAAAAAGGAAGAAAAATTAGATGTTAATAAGATAGCAAATAACATGCTTGACAATCTCAATAAGAAGTTTGGCAAGAAGGTTGTTTATAATTTGGGAGCAGGAGAAGATCCTGCAAAAATCAATCGCTGGTACAGCACTCGTTCCATGCTTTTGGATGGAATATTCTCTGGTAAAATTATTGGAGGCGGTGGTCCGGGCGGTCGATTTGTTGAAATCGCAGGACCAGAGTCCATCGGAAAATCTCACATTTGCTATCAGATGGCGAGAGACATTCAGGAAGCAGGCGGAATTGTTCTTTATATTGATACAGAAAGAGCAACAGATGTTCGAAACCTTATCAATCTTGGCGTCAATATCAATGAAAGATTCTTTTATGCCAAAGTAGATTCCGTTGAAGGCGTTTTCGAAACCGCAGACGAATTCTTGAAAGAACTTGCTCCTTATTGGAAGAAGATTCCAATCGGCATCTTTTGGGATTCCGTGGGCGGCATCGGGTCTCGAATTGAAAGAGATATGGCTTTTGATGATGTTCAGCGACCAGGCTTGAATGCAAAGCAGATTACTTTTGGATTCAGAAAGATCATTCCGGCAGTCGATGAAAGTGAAGCTATTTTCGTGATTGTAAACCAAGAATATGATATCTTGGATGCTGGTCGTTACGATTCAAAGAAAACAGAGACTAAGGGTGGTAAGGCGCTTAAGTATTTCTCAACAATTCGCCTTGGACTTAAAAAGGTAACTGATGTATACCCCAACGATATGGACAGGAACGCAGCACGTGCTGCGGGCATCCGTCCAAATGGAATCAGGGTCCGCGCTACCACAAACAAAAACAAAGTCGCTGCTCCAAATCGAAATGTTGAAATTGACATCATTTTTGGCGTTGGGCTAAAAGAGCATATCTCCATCTGGGAAATGCTTGTCAAAGCCAAAGAGTTGACCGTTGGAAATAAAATTTATAGTTTCAGCGGAGGCGCTTGGCGTTCGATTTCAATCGCAGATGCAAAAACTGGAGAGGTAAGCGTTGAGGCCAAGTTCCGAAAGAGCGGCACTGAAGAAGCCATTGAGAAGCATCGTGAGGATTTGAAGCCTTGCGTTGACTATTTGATGAAGGATTTCATGGTAATGACCGAAGCTGACAAGGCTCACATGAAGATTGAGGAAGAAGTACCTGAAGAAGAGGTTTTGGAGGATATCGAGTAATGGATAGTCTGGAAACGAAAATCAAAGTAAAGCTTTCGCATCCAAATGCGCGAGTACCATCCCAGGATATTGGTGATGTTGGTTTTGATCTTTATGCGGCAGAGGATGCAATTATTCGTGCGAATAAGACTGCCGTTATCAATACTGGTCTCCAATTCGCTGAAGATCCTAAGATTGACCCAAGAATGCACGACAAGTCTCGCTGGTCGGTGCTGGCGAAGATTGAGGGGCGCTCTGGATTAGCTTCTAAGGGAATCTTCCCTGTGGGCGGCATTGTTGACCCAAGCTATCGAGGTGATATCAAGGTTTGTCTGTACAACGGCACAGAGAACAAAGAGCCCTATGAAGTCAAGGTAGGAGACCGAATCGCTCAACTTGTCCTCTATCCTGTGGTGGCAAAGAAAGCAATCCACAATGTTTTGTTTGAGGAAGTTGAAGTTCAAGAAGAGAGCGATCGAGGCGATAAAGGCTTCGGAAGCTCAGGCCGATAAATAAAATCTTTCACCAAGAATAAGGCAGATGAATTCTTGCAATCTTTTTGATTGCTTGATGATCTGCCTTCTTGTTCTTAACATTCGGTTGATTGCAGATCGTAGATCGTCGCCGTTTCCATCGGCGCCGCTTTCAAAGTCGTATACTTGGTAAAATCCATCATCGGCAATGATACCGAATTTCATTGCTGGATTTTGCTTGCTGGGCGCGAGGAGATACACATCATATTCTCCTTTGCGCCCTTTGTACTTAATGTCGTGACTATCGGCCGTTAAGTGGCCGTACTGTGGGAGCAAACGGGGCATACAATTATGTATGCTTGTCCTGTATGTCTAGACCAATTCTCCTTGTTGATTCGATGAACTTTTTTATTCGTCAATATATGGCGAATCCTTCCATGGACAAGAATGGCGAACTTATTGGTGGAACCGTGGGCTACATGAAGGCTCTTGCGGGATTGACTAAGAAGCTTGTTCCAAAACAAATCATTATTGTCTGGGAAAGTGGCGGCTCGCCTCGTCGGCTAAAGATCTATCCGGAATATAAGGCAGGCAGAAAGCCTGCTCGAATGAACCGCTTCTATGGTGATTTGATTGAAGATACGGATGAGAACAAGGAATATCAAATCCATTCGACCATTGAACTTTTGCGCTCGTTGCCTGTGACCCAGGTTTATGTAGAGAATTGTGAGGCTGACGATGTTATTGCGTATCTTGCCACAAAGAAGTTTCTTGACGATGATAAGGTCATTGTTTCCTCCGATAAGGACTACTACCAGATATTGGATGAAAGCATTCGAATTTATAAGCCAGGTAAGAAGGTTTTTGTTACGTCAAAAGACGTGTTCGAAGAGTACAATATACTACCAGCGAACTTCGCCGTAGCCAAAGCTATCAATGGAGATTCTTCTGATAATGTACCAGGAGTTCCCCGTGCTGGCTTCAAGACTCTGGCGAAACGCTTTGATCTGCACAGCAAGGTCCGTACAATAAATGAGATAATCGACGAAGCCCAAGAGCACGTCGATAACGACAAGAAGCCTCTGAAGCTTTTCAAAAATATTGTGGGGCATTCAGACATCATTCGTCGTAACTACGATCTTATGACATTGGACGACCGACTTTTGGATAGTACAAAGATCATTGAGGTCAATAAGCTTGTCGAGGAACACAAGCCATCTTGGAATAAGATTGGCTTATGGCAGACTTATTTGAAGAAGAATCTTGATGGATTCGATCCTGATGCTGTTGCTAAATGTTTTCAATTCTTGATTCATAGTTAGGAAAGCTAATGTCTACCGCCAAAGACCAAACACCATCATTCGCAGGTTTCGGAGAAGATTTTCAAAACATCGCTATTCAAGCATTGCTCATCGACCATGCATGGGCAGAGCAGATGTTTGAAATCATTAAGCCTGAATATTTCGAACTTGCATGGCAGCAATATCTCGTGAAGAGGTTCTATGATTACTACACTCACTATAGAACTTTCCCTTCCCTTGCTATCATGGTGACTGTTGTTCGCCAGGACGTTGATGAAAACAACAAGCACCTTATGACCATCATTCATAAGGTTATCAACTTCTTTGATAAGGTCAAAAAAGATCCTGATATGAAGGATCTTCCTTTTGTCAAGGATCGCGTCCTCGACTTTTGCAAGCGTCAGGCCATGCAAGAGGCACTAATGCAAAGTGCTGATCTTTTGTCCAAGGGGCAAGAGGAAAACTACATGCAGGTTGTTGAGATTATGAAAAATGCTCTCACGGCTGGCGACGAAGTATCGGTTGGGCACGATTTCGATGAGGACCGAGAAGCACGATTTGTTGAGACCAAGCGCGATCCAATTCCAATTGGTATTCCTGATTTGGATTCCAAAGAAGTCCTCGATGGAGGTATCGGCCGTGGCGAGTTGGCTGTATTCGTTGCTGCTCCTGGTGTGGGTAAGTCTCACTGGCTTGCCGAGCGCGGTGCGTATCCATTGAAGCAAGGTTATAACGTTTTGCATTATACCCTTGAAATGGGTGAGGCACAGGTAGGTCACCGTTATGACGCTTGGTTTACTGGAGTAAACAATCGACATATTCCATCGCACAGAGAAGAAATCGTTAGATTTTATGAAGAGTATGGCGATCGTATCGGCCGGCTTATTATCAAAGAGTATCCTTCCAAATATGCAACGACAATGACCTTCCGTGCCCACCTTCAGAAGTTATTGCTTAAAAAGAACTTCTGGCCGGACATTGTCATTGTCGACTATGCGGACGAAATGTGTGCAATCCAGAAGTTTGATTCCGCATCCTCTAGGCATGAATATAAGGCAATCCTTCGTGACCTAAGAAATCTTGCCCGTGAATCTAAGCCAAAGTTTGCTGTTTGGACTGCTAGCCAGTCGAACAAGGAAGGCTCATCTTCCGACATCGTAACTGGTGAGCACATGGCAGAAAGCTTTAGAAAGCTTGATGTACCGGACTTTGTCTTTAGTGGTGCCGTGTCTCCGCAGAACAAAGACAAGGGAGTTATGAATGGATTCATTGTCAAGAATCGCAATGGTCGTGATGGAATGATCTTGCCAATGCGTGTTGAGAAATCGACATCAACATTTGAGGTTATCTCCAAAGAGGAATATGCATCAATCATCAAAACTCCCGAACAAGAAGAAGATGATTTAAAGCGCCACTTAAAGAACAAAATGCGTAAGGATTTCAAGGACTTCTAGCCTTTGTTTGAGGTTGGTTTAAGATCAGAAAATCTGGCAATATTTATCATAACCATCAGCCGCCTACAGCCTTGGATAGAAGATTATGACGAAGTATCTTGGAATCGAAATTGATTATAACCGAGACGAAAAGCTAACCGATTTTGGTAAAGCCGTCCTGCGAGATCGTTACCTCACCGAAACTGAAAAAAGCCCACAAGAAGCATTTGCAAGGGCTGCGACTACATTCGCAGACAACCTTGAACATGCTCAGAGAATTTATGAATATGCAAGCAATCTATGGTTTATGTTTGCAACCCCTATTCTCTCAAACGGTGGAACGAAACGTGGATTGCCAATCTCTTGTTTCCTAAACTATGTTGACGATAGTCGACAAGGTTTGTCCGATCATTATGACGAAAATATCTGGCTTGCTTCTAATGGAGGCGGCATCGGAGGATATTGGGGGCACGTGAGAAGTGACGGCAGCAAAACGAGCAATGGAAGCAAGAGCACAGGCTCTATTCCTTTCTTGCATGTTGTGGATTCTCAGATGTTGGCTTTCAATCAGGGCACAACACGACGCGGCTCGTACGCTGCCTATATGGACATTTCACACCCAGAAATTGAAGAGTTCATGTTGCTTAGAAAGCCTACAGGCGGCGATATGAATAGAAAGTCTTTGAACCTTCATCATGGCGTCAATGTTAGTGACAAGTTCATGCAAATTATTGAGAAGTGCATGGGCAACCCTGATGCCGATGATTCCTGGGACCTTATCGATCCAAATAGTGACGAGGTTGTGAGGACGATTTCTGCAAAAGAATTGTGGGCAAGATTGCTTGAAGCTCGAATGCAAACGGGCGAACCTTATATTCACTTTATCGATAGAAGCAATGAGTACCTTCCGAGATCTCAAAAGATGAGAAATCTAAAGGTATGGCAAAGCAACCTATGTTCTGAGATTACATTGGCAACTGACGAGTTAAGAACAGCAGTTTGTTGTCTTTCTTCTTTGAATTTGGCAACCTATGATGAATGGTGTGACCATGAATTGTTTATTGAGGATATGATTCGTTTTCTTGATAATGTCCTCGGAGCATTCGTTAGTGCAGTATTTGATGATGAAGCTCTTGAAAAGCTTGAGGTTCTTGATCAAAAGGGTGAGCTAAATCTCGATATTATGAAGGGTTTGGCGAAGCGCAAGATGCAAGGATTGGTCAAAGCCGCATGGAGTGCTCACAACGAGCGTTCGCTGGGTATGGGAACAATGGGTTTTCATACCCTTCTTCAAAAAAGGAACATGCCATTTGAAAGTGCAATCTCTTATGGCATGAACATGAGCATTTTTGAGAAGATTCAAACGCAGGCTATCGCTGCATCCGAGAAGTTGGCAGACGAAAAGGGTGAACCGCCTGATATGATTAATACAGGTCGTCGTAATGCACACTTGATTGCCATTGCGCCTAATGCATCATCTTCCATTATTTGCGGAGGAACCTCTCCTAGCATTGAACCTATTCGTGCCAATATTTATAACCACAAAACATTGTCTGGTTCTTTTGTAGTCAAAAATCCTGTCCTTTTGAATCTTCTTGAGGAAAAGGGAGAGAATACGAAAGAAGTATGGAAAAGCATCAATCAGCATGGTGGTTCTGTGCAGCATCTTGAATTCCTTACCGATTGGGAAAAGGAAGTATTCAAAACTGCGATGGAACTCGATCAGTCATGGATTATTGAACATGCAGGTGCAAGACAGAAGTACATTTGTCAATCGCAGTCATTGAATCTATTCTTTAGAGCAGATGAAGAGATTAGATACTTGCACGACATTCATTTCTCTGCTTGGAAAAAGGATCTTAAGACCTTGTATTATTGCAGAAGTGAGGCAGTGCATCGTGCTGAGAATGTTAGTGTTCAGATTAGCAGACAGAAAATTGAGGATCATGGAGCCTGCTTGGCTTGTGAAGGGTAGGATATTATGAGAGCGAAAAAAGGAATTCTTGGAGATCGTAGTTATTTTAAGCCTTTTGAATATGATTGGGCTTTCCAGTATTATCACAAGCAACAAGAAATGCACTGGATGCCAGAAGAGGTTCCTTTGCATGAGGATGTGAAAGATTGGAATCAAAGGCTGTCCGCGGAAGAGAAAAGTCTCCTGACCCAGATCTTTAGATTTTTCACGCAGTCTGACGTTGATGTTGGAGCAGGTTATTTTGACAAATATATTCCAATTTTCAAAAAGCCAGAGCTTCGCATGATGCTTGGATCATTTGCCAATATGGAAAGCATTCATCAACATGCTTATAGTCTTTTGCTTGATACTGTTGGTATGCCAGAGTTAGAATACAAGGCATTCTTTGACTATGAACAAATGGTAGAAAAGCATGACTTTATTCAGACTTTTGATCCAAAGAATCGAAAAGGCTTAGCCAAGACTCTTGCTGTTTATTCCGCATTTACAGAGGGAATGCAGTTATTCAGCTCATTTGTTATTCTTTTGAACTTCTCTCGCTTCAATAAAATGAAGGGAATGAGTCAAATTGTTACTTGGAGCATCCGAGACGAATCTCTGCATGTAGAGGGCATGACCAAGATTTTCCGAACCTTTATTCAGGAAAATTATGATATCTGGACTGATGATTTCAGAAAAGAGATTTATGATATTGCTCGCAAGATGGTGGAACTAGAAGATAAGTTTATTGACTTGGCCTTTGAGCAAGGTGGAGTTAAAGGTTTGGAACCCGATGAGGTAAAACAATATATTCGCTACATTTGCGACCGCCGCCTCATGCAACTTGGGTTGAAAGCTAATTACAATGTTGAGAATCCTTTGGATTGGCTTGATGGCATTTTGAATGGTGTCGAACATGCCAACTTCTTTGAGGCAAGAGCTACCGAATATAACAAGGGCTCACTTCAAGGTTCGTGGAAAGATGTCTGGGCCAAGGATGAATAATGGCGGGCGGAGACACTGAAAAAGAAGAATTTCACTATGCTTCATGGGCAGGCATAAGTTTCATTGATGACTACTACGATTATGAGTACGAAGAAGAT